ATACTGCACTTGCAAGACCAAGTTTAAATATGTGGATTGGCGGTCAAAATTTTAATAATTCTTTAAATCAACCAACAATTAGAGAATGCGCTTTTGCTTCTATCGGTGATGGTTTGCTTGATTCAGAAGCAGCTAATTTTTATACTGCAGTACAAAATTTCAACACAAGCCTTTCCAGACAGGTTTAAACACTTAAACTATGACATACGTAGGACTATTAACAGAATCACAAAAAGATAGCTTGGTCGGTCAGCTTTATGATGAGGACAGCTATTTCAACCCAATCCAAGACCTGGAGGAAAACTGGATAATTTCAGTTGAGGAAATGGAATTTTGCGTTAATCCTGAATTTATGTGGGTAAAAGATTTGCCTTTGATAGAATATAAACCTAAACCATCGCCACCATTCCCTCCAGTAGAATAATGAAACAATTTCAACAGATACTCAAAGACAAAGGTTACTATTCAGGTAACATCGATGGCATAATCGGGCCTCTTAGCCTTGCAGGAACAAAGCAATTTGTCGATGCAGAGATGGATAAGCGTGGATGGGTAAAACCTGTCAATGACTTTGTGTGGATTCGCACAGACCAAAGCTTCGATAATAAGTTCTCAGACTATGTTGTTCGATTTTCGAACAGAAATGCCGATATGATTTTACCGTGCTCTACTACTCCTGGAGACTTTTATATCTTCAATCCGCTCACAGTTGGTGGAATTACAGGAGCAGCAGTAGCCTGTGAACAGCAAGTCATCGCATCTCACAGATTTATGACTTCCCCGAATTGGAAATCACTTTGGTTAGGTGCCCCATACTTCTTCCAAGCAGGTGCTATTGAGATATACAGAGACGGTAATAAGGATAGAAAGCTAGATACTGCAATTAAAACTAAAGGACATTTTGGAATAAACTTCCATCGTGCAGGTGCAGGCTCATTTGTCGATAACTGGTCGGCAGGCTGTATGGTCGTGCCTGACAATAGATGGTTTGAAGCTATCAAAATATTTTACCCTAATCAGCTAATAAACTTTACGTTAATCGAATTATGAGATGCTCGGTGGATTACTTGATGAAGATGAGAGAAAGTATTTATTAAATAAATATTATGTCGAAGGTCATATTTTTACTCCATTAAGAATAACAAATGGAAATTGGATATTACCTTTGTATCAGATTCATTACAATGAAAACATTGATTGCTGGTGGGTAAAATATCTCCCTATTATTGAATACAAATTATAAGAACCATGAACGTACTCTTTCTTCAAGCAGAACCACTCCCCTCGTATCTGACATCACTCGCAAATTATGGAGTCCTTGGCATTTTTGCCATCCTAATGATTGCCTTAATTTACTTCATGGGTAAGCAGTTCTTTGTATGGCACAAGAAAAATGAGAATAGAATACAAGAGCTTGAGAAAAAACTTGAAGAATATTTATCAGAGGACAGATCAAAACTTCTAGAGACAGTAGCATCAAACAACCATGTGATTGAGAACAATACGTCAATGATGAAAAAGCTCCTGAATCTCGTTGAAAGAATGGAAAAATCATACTAATATGAAGGAAAGAAAAAAGTTTAAAGATACAAAAGTAGGTAAGTTTCTTTCGGAGAAAGCTCCAAAGATTCTTCAAACTATAGGCGACATTCTTCCAAGTAATGGGAGTCTAGGTATCGTAAAGAATATCATAAATCTCTCTGATGAATTAACTGACGAGGATAAGGAGATTGTAACAAAGGAGTTAATTGAAATGGAGCAGATAATGCTCAAGGATAGAGAATCAGCAAGAAATAGAGAAATAGAGATAGCAAAAATTCATAAATTTGATTTTTTATTCTATCTTACAGGGCTAGTAGGTCTAGCAGCATTTTGTTTTATGATTTATGCAATCGTTTACCTTACAATACCAGTAGATAACAAAGAGGTGTGGATTCACCTTATCGGTATTACTGAGGGTATTGTAATCTCAATATTCGGTTATTATTTTGGTAGTTCAATTAAAAGAAATTCAAATTAAATCAAATGGAAAAGAATTACGTTTTGCAAGAAGAGCTTGACAAGATTCAAGCAATGAATAATGAGTTTGCTAAAGCAAAGATGGCATTAGGAGAACTAGAGCTAAACAAGCAAGGTATCCTAGGTCAGATTAACGCTATGCGTCAGGAGTTCTCTGAATATGAAAGAATACTAATTTCAAAATATGGCCAAGACTCTGTGATAAATTTACAAACAGGGGAGGTCACCAAAAAAACATAAATAATGGCAAAGATAAGTACATACGCTACTACAGCACCGGCTCTTGGTGATATGCTTATTGGTACAGATGTTAATGACATGAACAGTACTAAGAATTTTACTATAGGAAGTTTGTTGTCGATCCCTGGATCAACAACATACGTTCCATATACAGGAGCGAATGCAAATGTAGATTTAGGCGCATGGCAGTTAAAGGCAAATAGTATATACTCTGTTCTAGCCGAAATCGAGTTCATTAATTCAATTACAGATGACTTTGAAATAAAGGACCAAGGCAGTAACTTCCCTGGATTAAAATTAGACTTTAATAATGGCATTTATTATCTAGGAGATAGTGCAGGATTTGGTAATAGCACATATATATCTGTTGATGATGTAAATCAAGAGATAGAGTTAAGTCAGGCTTTAAAGGTCAATGGGACAGTTGGGACATCAGGAAATCTTCTTATAAGCCAAGGAGCAGGGCTCCCACCAACTTGGACGGCTCCAGGATATCTGACTCCTGTTTATGGTTCATTCTATGATACCACAGTTCAGGGGACAGCTGGTACAACACAAGAACTAATGCAGTTCAACTCAACCGACCTGTCTTATGGCGTGTCAATTGTAAATGATGCTTTTGGAGATCCTAACGAAATAACATTTGCTCAGGCAGGGATTTATAATATTCAGTTCTCTGCACAGCTTAAAAAGATAGGTGGAGCAGGAGCTACTATTTTCTACATATATCTAATAAAAGATGGAATTGCTGTTCCGAACTCAGCTACAGCAGTAACGCTTGAAAATAATGGAGACTTATTGGTTGCTGCATGGAACTGGTACATTGACATTCCAAGCACTCCATCTTACTGCCAAATAGGTTGGTATACAAATAATGCTAATGGAGAATTGCATTATGACGCATCACCTGTGGTTGGTATTCCAGCTATCCCATCAATAATATTGACAGTTAATAAAATAGCATAATGGATGTAAGAAAGATATCGATAGGTGCTGATTATAAGAACGCAATGCATTATGTTGTCGGGCAGAAAGTCTTAGGCGACACTAATGAGATACATCTTATAAGAAGAGACCAATCGGGATCTATCCGAATCTACATAGTAAATAAGAAGCAGGAAATAGTCCTGTGGAAAGAGTTTAATGATACAATTCCAATTTCAATCGAATTTAATATAGATTTTTAATGAAATCACCGACTCAGTTTATAGTAAAGCCTGTAAATGGGAGTCGATATAACAACACAAAAATCATAGCCGGTGTTGAGTTCATTGTAAACACCTCTGAGGAGGAGTCAAAGTTCTCAAATCGTTATGCTGAGGTTATAGAGACACCTATAGATTACAGCGGTCCAATAAGACCAGGTGACACCTTAATCGTCCACCATAATGTCTTTAAGTTCTACAATGACATTAAGGGTAGACGCAAAAGCGGTAAGAGCTTTTTCAAGGAGGACCTGTTCTTTATTGATGAAGAGCAGTTTTTTTTATATAAAAGTGATGGCAAGTGGCAAGCATATGATAGGTATTGTTTCGTAAAACCTATCCCTGCTGAGAAGAGTTATATAGTAAAGCCGTTCACACTTGAGCCTTTAATGGGTACAATGAAGTACCCTAATGAATATTTAAAAAGTAAAGGTGTCAACGAAGGAGATACCGTGTGCTTTGCCCCTAACGGTGAGTACGAATTTGAAATTGATGGTGAAAAGCTATATAGGATGTATGACCATTTTGTGACAATGAAACTTAATCCGGTATGAGCAACAGAGAGCTAAAGCTTAAAATAATAAACTCTGGATACAAGGCCATAGAGGAATTGATAAAGGTTGCAGAGGAAAGTATCATCACTCAGGAAGAGGGCGATATATCAGCAGATAAGTTAAAGAATGCAGCAGCATCCAAAAAGTTGGCAATATTTGATGCATTCGAAATACTCAGCAGAATAGAATCCGAGAAAGAATCTCTTGATTACATAGAAAGAGGTATTAGTAAAGTAGACTCAAAACAAGGCTTTGCAGAAAGACGATCAAAATAGACTTTATTATGTCGTGAAGGATTTAATTCCTTTAAATGCGATTACTAATAAAAATAGAGTTCGCTCTTGGCTGTACGGTTACAATGAGCAGTATGACGTTGTCGTCATCTCAAAGAACGGTCAGATAGGCGAGGTTATAAATATCTCAGGGGTAAACATAGCCCTTCCTCCTGCACCAGAGAACTGCCGCAAAAGGAGTGACTCAAAAGCAGAACAATATTGGGAGCGTGTTCCTGTACCTAAAGAACTTGAGAAGATAAACTCAATCTTCCAATGGAATGAAAAGCCAAACGAGTTCAAAAATAAATGGGTTGACTATATAGAGAATGAGTTCGATTATCGGGAACAAGGGTATTGGTTTATGAATAATGGGACTCCTTGCTATATCACAGGGTCTCATTATATGTACCTGCAATGGTCAAGCATTGACGTAGGATATCCAGATTTCCGAGAAGCGAATAGAATCTTCTTCTTATTTTGGGAGGCTTGCAAAGCGGACCCAAGATGCTTCGGGATGATATACCTCAAGATAAGACGCTCAGGTTTCTCGTTTATGTCATCCTCCGAGTGCGTAAATCTCGCAACACTAGCAAAGGACGCTCGCTTAGGTATCTTGTCAAAGACAGGTGCCGATGCCAAGAAGATGTTTACCGACAAGGTGGTCCCAATCAACAACAAGCTGCCGTTCTTCTTCAAGCCAATAATGGATGGTATGGACAAGCCAAAGGTAGAGTTGGCGTTCCGCGTTCCGGCATCGAAGATTACCAAGAAGAATATGCACGAGGTCAATAACAATGACATAGTCGGATTGGATACTACTATTGACTGGAAGAATACTGAGGAGAACTCTTATGACGGTGAGAAGCTATTATTCCTAGCTCATGACGAATGTTATGCTCCAGAAACAAAAATACTAATGGAAGATTTTTCTTTCAGACAAATAAAGGATATAAACATAGGAGATAAAGTTATAGTTGATGGAGGTAAAATAAAAACTGTCGTAAAGAAAACTAGTGGTAAAACGGATAGGTATATTGTAAAACAACCTTATGGAGAAGATTATATTGTTACTAAAAATCACAGATTAGTATTTAATGAATACAAAAAAGGTGAGGTAATAATGAATCCAGAAGAGTATATAAATAGCTCAAAGTTTAGGAAGCAGCATCTAACAAGAGTAGTATCAAGGGGCATACAATCAGAAGATTGCTTCAATGGAATACCCCCATATTTATTAGGTCTATGGCTAGGAGATGGAAGACAAAGTTCTTTTACGATATTGGTAAACAAAGAAGAAGAACCAGAAATATTAACTTATTTAGGAAGACTTGCACAAATTAAAAATATTGAGTTTGATTTAAGAAAATCAACTTGTAAAAAAATAGTTGAATTTGCATTCAAGGGAATAAATAAATCTTTAAGAGATATAGGAGTTTATAATAATAAACACATTCCAGAAGAATATATTAAATCTTCAATAGAATGCAGGCTTCAATTATTAGCAGGTATTATTGAAACGGATGGATATTCTGATAAGAAAAAAGGAATTATATCTATAGGAATGAGCAGAGAAAAACTTATTGAACAAATAAGATTTATAGCTTTATCTTGTGGTCTTAGTTGTAGTAAGATTAAATGCAAAAATACAAATTTTGGTGCGAAATCTTACAATATAAGTATATCTGGAGATTTATCAATTATACCTCTTATAACTAAAAAGAAATCATTCGAAGAATATTTTCCAAAAACAAGAGGAAGAAGAAATAAAGTATCTGTAGAATATCTTGATCAGGGTGAATATATAGGTATTCAAGTAGATGCCGAAAACGATAACGAAAGAAGATTGATACTTGGAGATTTTACAGTTAGTATGAATAGTGGAAAATGGGTCAAGCCAAATAACATTCTTAACAACTGGCGTGTAACAAAAACGTGTTTGCGTTTGGGTAGCAAGATTATAGGCAAGTGTATGATGGGGTCTACCTCAAATGCCTTGAACAAGGGTGGTGACAACTTTAAGTCCTTGTACTATGACTCAAATGTAGAGAACAGGAATGCTAATGGTCAGACAAAGAGTGGGCTATACGCCTTGTTTATCCCGATGGAATGGAATATGGAGGGCTTTATTGACAAGTATGGTATGCCTGTATTCAGGAAGCCTGAGAAACCAATAGAGGGAGTAGATGGTGGCAAGATATCAAATGGAGCGATTGACTACTGGGAGAATGAGGCAGCGTCACTAAAGAATGATGCCGATGCGCTGAACGAGTTCTATCGTCAGTTTCCAAGGTCAGAGTCCCATGCATTTAGAGATGAGAGTAAGCAGGCGATATTTAACCTGACTAAGATATATCAGCAAATTGATTACAATGACTCGTTAATTAAGGAGCAGTATTTGACAAGAGGGTCATTCTCATGGAAAGACGGAATTAAAGACACAAAGGTTGTATGGACTCCAAATAAACATGGAAGATTTTTAATTAGCTGGTTCCCTCCTGCGCATTATGCGAACAATGTGCATACAAGGAATGGAATGAAGTATCCAGGGAATGAGCATTTAGGGTCTTTTGGATGTGACCCATATGACATCTCAGCAGTTGTTGGAGGAAGAGGGTCAAGTGGATCGCTGCATGGGATGACAAAGTTCCACATGGATGACGCTCCAGTTAATGAGTTCTTTTTGGAATATATAGCAAGACCACAAACAGCAGAGATATTTTTTGAAGAGATACTTATGGCTTGCGTTTACTACGGAATGCCAATACTTATAGAGAATAATAAACCAAGGTTATTGTACCATTTTAAGAATAGAGGATACAGAGGATTTTGTATGAACAGACCAGACAAGCAGTTGAACAAGTTGACAAAGACAGAGCGAGAGCTAGGTGGTATACCTAACTCATCTGAGGATGTCAAGCAGTCTCATGCCTCTGCAATCGAGTCATACATCGAGAAGTTTATAGGATTTGATTATACCGGTGCATATAGAGAACCTGACGTAATTGGCAATATGCCATTTACAAGAACACTTGAAGATTGGGCAAAGTTTGATATAAATGACAGGACTAAATTTGACGCTGCAATCAGCTCAGGATTAGCAATTATGGCAAATCAGAAACACCTTTATATGCCAGAAAAGAAAGAATCAAAAATAATTATTAACTTTGCCAGATATACAAACGATGGGTTAACAAGTCAAATAATGAAATGAAAGATATAATCATAGACATACAGTACTCGGACTTCCCTAGCCAATGGGCAACTGACGCAGAGAAAGCATCAGAAAGCTATGGGCTTCAAGTAGGACAAGCTATTCAATATGAGTGGTTTAGAAAGGATGGGACATCTTGCAGATACTACAGCAGATGGAGAGAGTTCCACAAGCTTAGGCTCTATGCAAGGGGTGAACAGTCGGTAGCAAAGTATAAGAACGAGCTAGCGATTGATGGAGATTTGTCTTATTTGAATATCGACTGGACTCCTGTTCCTGTTATACCAAAGTTTGTTGACATCGTAGTGAACGGAATGGCTGACAGGTTATTCAAGCCAAAGGCGTATGCTCAAGATGCTATGTCATTGGCAAAGCGCAATAAGTACCAGGACATGATAGAGACCCAGATGATTGGCAAGCCAATATTTGAGACGATTCAAAAGTTCACAGGTGCCAATCCATTTGTTACGGACCCGAACACGCTACCTGAGAATGACGAGGAGCTGTCATTGTATATGCAAATAAATTACAAGCCTGCAATTGAGATAGCAGAGGAGGTAGCAATAAACACAATATTTGACGAGAACCACTACTACG